ATCCCGTGATGGGCCAACAGGGATTCGCGTCGACCACGGCCACGGCCATCAGTGAATCAAGCGTCCGGGCGGATGTTCGTGGTAATTACAAATCGCTGAGTTTTGAATATACGGGCCTTGTCGAGCTTTACTGGATGATCTTGCAAATGACCTACCAGTTCGCCGAGGAGGAAACCGGTCGATTGTTGATGGGAGACAAGCTGGAAGATTTCGACCCGACACTCGAATACAGCTACAAGCCGGTCAGCCAGAGCATTGAAACGGAATACAGCAAGCGGGAGAAAGTCAAGCAATACATCTCGATGCTCGGCTATTTGGCTCAGATTCCATTACCGGATACGCCCAAGGTGCTGGCTTACACCATGATGAAAACTTTTGAACTGATGGGCGACGACATTTTGAACTTTGGAGAGTTCATTTTCAATCCCAATCAGCAGATGCCGCAGCAGGGCGGTCCGGGACAGCAGCAACCGCAAGCGGGAATGGGCGGCGGCGCGTCCAATCAATATGGGCAACCGCAGCAAGGAGCCGAACTGATGGCGAGAGGAGCGGCGAACATTGCCCCAATTTAGTCTGAAAGAGCAGAGACGCACGGACCTTGAGTCGCAATTGCGGCGCCGCGGCCAATTCATGGACGCCCTGGATACGCCGCTCGGCCAGGAGTTGTTGTCCGATTTATGGACGGAATTCGACCGGCTGTTCGAAGTCGTGATCCGGGTTGAAGCGACAGACCTTGAGAAATTGCAGTTTCAATTCTGCCGGAGCCAACTCGAAAGGTGGACGGCCAAGGTTCGTGAATATTATGGAATATTAAATGAATTAAAAGACTTAGACAAGGAGAGTAAAAATAATGGCTGATGAAACCGTGCATGAAATAACGGACGAAGAACTTTCAGCGGCATATCGGGAAGAGAAGGCCAGGCGTGAATCGCTGTTGGAGATGAAAAGCCAGGTCGCCGAACCGGACCCCGAGCCTCCTGACGAAGTGTCTGTCGACGATCCGGAACAGGTCGAGACGGATCAGGTCGAGGATGTCGGCGTCGAGCCGACTGTCGATGATCGAGACGACGTTCCGGATGAGCCGATAGATCAGGCTGCCCGATCGAAACTCGGACGAAACGTCGCCGAGCTAAGGCGTCAGAACGAGGTATTGCAAGCCGAACTGTATGCGATGCGACAGCAATTCGACCGTTACATGCAGGACACCATGTCCAATCCGCAAGCGCCGGCCGCCGCTGTCCAGCCAAAACAAAAAGACCCATACGGATATCCGCTCGACTATCCGCTCGACCAATACGATACTCAGCCTCAAACGCCGGCGACCCAGGTAATCGACGAGAACTATATCGGCAAGATTATCGAGCAGCGCGAGTCGAAACTGGCCGCGGCCCGCGATCAATACATGAACAATTTCGCCCACAGAATCGTCATGGAATCGAAAAGCGACGACCCTGGTCTTGTATCCGAGATCGAGAAGTATGTGACTGAAAACTACGGCGTTTTCGACAGTCAGAAAACGGGCGATCCGGTGACTGACGCCAGAATCGTTTATAACCAGGCCAAGGCGACCGTATTATCTACCCGGCTGGCGACACAGGCGAATATGCCGAAACAGACATTGAAGCAGGAACGGCCGAAACCGGGAACCCTGGGCGGCGGTCACAGCAGCGTGAACGATGGCGCAGGCCGGAAGGCAACGCCGAAGTTGGACCCGAAGGCGCAGGCCGCGGCCGAAAAGATGGGCCTGACGCCGGAAGAAATCGACGAATACATGAAACGGCCTGACCCGCTACGGCAGGCCGTGAGGTAGAAAATAGATGCGCCGCAGAGTCTTGAAGAAGAGCCCGCTGCAACGCAATCCCGCCAGGACAATCCCCATTCCGGGCTATGGCGACGATGCGGGACGCTGGTTCCGATGCTGGAACTGCGGATTTATTTGCGACTCGGAACGGGACTTGATTGACCCGACGGGTCAACGGGGCGTTGAGGTGGTCGAATACAGTTTGACCGCCGATGAGTCCCGGTTAATCGGACCAGGCGTCTATGCCCATTCGGGCGGACCATTCGTGGTCGGCGCCGCAGCAAGACTTGATTCCGATGGAAGCTACACGGCACCGAACCGCCTTTACCGCCGTTCCGTAACCGGAGGTTGTCCGTCATGTGGAATCAAAAATTGGCGAGGAGACCGATAAAACCTCATAATTTTTGACCATACGACACAATCTTTCGCGGGCTTGGCCTCCCGTGAAAACCCGAGAAGAAAAGAAAAGTCCGTTACCGTGCACGGCGGTAGCGGGCTTTTTTCTCGGGGAGAGAACCTAAGGAGGTTACAAAATGGGCTTTACCATTGTTGGCGATACCCCGTTGAAGCATACGCGGTGGTATCGCGTTGATACGAACGACACGCTCTACAAAGGGCAGCTTGTTAAGGCGACCAGTGACGGCGTCTTGCCGATGGGAGCGGCGTCCGGCGTAGCCGACACGTCCAACAAATCCGTCCCCTGGGGCATCGTCATCGGCACCAGCGACTACGAGCCGACCTTTTCGGCTGACTATGGCGGAGACTACATCACCGGCGTCACCACTCAGGCAGCCATCGCGGCGCGGAAAAACGCGCACGTAGAAGGCCAGAACCCGAAAGGGGATAAGGCCGCCTATGTGCATGTCGCCCGCATCTTCCCCGACACTCTGATTTGTGGACCGATCTTCAATGCGGCCTATGGCACGGCGATTACCGAATTCGCCAACACCGTGGCCAGCACTGACGGCCTTGGGATTACCAAGGCGTCGACCATCGGGTTTACCCCCGTGGCCGACAAGGCGACCGCCTATTGCCGGACCGGCGCGAACGCCGGCGTTTACCGGATCACCACCAACACCAGCACCACGGCCTACACCTGGACCCATGCCATGGGGGCCGACATTGCCGTCGGAGACAAGTTCGTCTACGTCCCGCTGCGGGATGTTGGTCCGAGCTTCGCTCAGTTCGACGCCCAGTCGACCTATATCGAAGGCGGAAACAGCGCGTCCTTGGCCACCAACTATTACATCATCAACGTTGAATATCTCGACCTCGAAAAAGCCGGGGAAGAGAAATGTTTTTTCACCTTCGGCATGGACCACTTCTGTCCGGTCCGGGCTTAACTGAAAGGAGGTAAACTGAAATGGCTACTACGACCAGTCCCCAAACCTCCAGTGATTTCAGAAAGTTACTGGACGGACGCATTTCCAAGGTCATGCGGGATACCATGGAGTATCCCGGCTTCAACAAAATGGTCCCCAACCTCTACCGCGTCGAGAATTCCGGTCAAGCCTGGGAAGAATTCCTTTCCGTCCCCGGCCTGCCGAACATTCCGAAGCACGTCGGGCGGCTGACTTTCCGCGGCCGTTCGCCCGGCTATCATATCCGGATCGAGCATGCCGAGTTCGCCATGGCGACCAGCATCGAACGGAAGCTGATGGACGACGAAAAATACGGCGTGATGTCCGAGACGGCCAAGGAGTTGGTTGTCGCGGGTGAGCGGACCCGTGAGCATTTGGGCGCCCGGCCGTTCCAGAACGCGTTCTCGGCCGCGTTCGACCACATGGTCGAGCACGAGGAGGGCTTGTCGCTTTGCAGCAACAGCCACACGTCCAGAAGCGGCGTCTCGACCGCGACCGGCTTCGACAACCTGGGCACATCAGCCCTGAACAAAACTTCTCTGAGCGCCGCCCGGCTGCTGATGCGCCGGTTCCGCGACGACATCGGCTACCTGGTCAACGGCGGCGACGAGTTCATCCTGTTGGTTCCGGAATCCCTGTATCAGACCGCAACCGAACTGGTGCAGTCCGCGCAGGAAGTCGGAACGGCCAACAACACCATGAACTTCCACAAAAGCCGCTACGAGGTCATGACCTGGAACCTGCTGGACGACGTGTCCACGACCAACTGGTTCCTGATCGACAAGGCCATGATGAAAAAGTTCCTGTTGTGGTTCAACCGCATCCAGACCGAAAACCGGATGTTCATGGATGACTACACCTTCGAGACCATTTTCCGGACCTACTTCCGTCTCTCCTACGGGTTCACGAACTGGCGGTGGATTGTCGGACACCAGGTCAGTTAGGGAGGTGACAAATGAGTAACTACACCTACTTCCCGGGCGGAATCGTCAGTCAGGGTGTTCCGGTGTTCAGCGGCGGACAGCATCGCCCGATCATGGGCAATGTGTTTTTCGTCGACTCCGGTCATGCCAGTGCGGCTGACGATCCATACGGGGGCGACAAGGACGCGCCGTTTGCTACGCTGGACTACGCCATCAGCCAATGCACATCGAACAACGGCGACCGTATCTACGTGCTCGACGGACACAGCGAGACCGTGGCCAACACTACGGCATTCAACGTGGATAAGGCCGGAATCGAGATCATTGGGCTGGGGCGCGGCTCGTTGAAACCGACGTTCAGCCTGGAAACGCTGTCCGCCGCGACCGTTACGGTTGGCAGCGCGAACACGCTGATCGAGAACATCCGCATCAACGCCAATGTCACCGGCGGGTCGCTTGTGGGCCTGACCGTGGGCGCCGGCGCGGACGGTTCGGTTTTCAACAACGTCGACATGTATGATACCACCAGTGGAAAGGAGTTCATCAAGGGTATCAGCATCGCGGCCGATGCCGACGATTTGGTGTTCGCTAACTGCAAGTATTATGGTAAGGCCGGCGGATCGACGACCAATGCGGTCTATGCGGCCGGCGGAGCGGACCGCCTCCAATTCTACAACAACTTCATTGATGTGGATGCCTCCAGTTCGGCCGTCGCCATTGACAAGGCCACAAGCAACGGCATCCAGTTTGTCGGAAACCGTATCATTCAGCGCGACACCGGCGCGGGCCTGGGCGTGTCTTTCCACGCTTCGAGCGCGGACGGCATTGCCGCCCTCAACTTTGTCGCCAACCTGAAAAACGGCGTGGCTCCCTTCACCGGATCGGCCATGACCTACTTTGAAAACTACGGCAGCAACGCCGCGGCGGCCTCCGGTATCATCCTGCCGGCTGTCGACGAATAACCCTCAACCCCCGCCGGATCGATCCGGCGGGGAACCATACCATTGAGGTAATCATGGCGGAAATCAGTTTTTTCGGAGAAGTCGATCGAGACCGTGACGGACGGGTCGTCAGTTCGCGGCCGGCATATCTTCTGCACCGGAACGTCGAAAAACTACAGGACGACGTGAGGCAGTGGGAACACATGATCAAAACAGGCGTCGTTCCGGAAGAAAACAAGGCCGAATTACTCCAGGAAATCAACAGCAACAAAGCGCAGATTGACAAGATCATGTCCGGCCGCCCGAAGATGACCGGCGCTCAGGAGTCTTTCTTTTCGAAGGAAATGAAAGAGATGGGCGAACGGATCAGGGAGTCTATGTTCGGCCGGGATGAAATGCGAACCGGGCTGAAAACCCACGACGATTACGAGGAATACCGCCGGGAGCACGATCCCTGCGTCGAAATTCATCCGGAAGTGGCCGCGGCCATGGGATACGATTTGACCGAAGCGCCGAAACGCAACGGAAACCCGTTGGTCTCCAGGGCCAAACTGGTTCGCGCCTGGCAGACCGTTTCCGGGTATTTCGATTCGAACACCCACACCGAATCACTGCGACCGGATTAAGCCATGAACGGGAAAGCCCTGTTGAACCGGCTGAATAAACGGCTGTATGAGTCCTCAACCTCTGCGTTTATGGACGACTTCACGAGCTATCAGTATTTCTACGAGGCCGCGATCGAGTTCGCCAAGCGCACCAAGGCTTTCCAGAAAACGCAGACCATTACGACCGTCGCCGGGACGGCCGGGTATGACCTCGAACCGGATTTCATGGAACTTTGGATCAGGAAAAGCGATGAGGTCCCGGTCATTCGGATCAACGACGGAACGAACAACACATTCATTCCAGAGGCGACACGCGGATATGACGACATCGTTATGGCCGACCTTTCGAGCACGTCGGCCGCGATAGCCGATCGGTTCGCCATTATCCCGAACGTTTCGCTTGAAACGCAAATAACGGGGTCGGCGACGAGCACGGCTGCTGCTTCTCTCGGAATAGCAACATTGACGGATACGTCGGCTGACTTGACCACGGTCAAGCCGGGCGACTATATCAGCAACACGACGGACGGAAGCGACGGTATCGTTACGGCGATTACGAGCACGACCGTGATCGACACCGCGCTTTTTGGCGGGACGAACAACGACTGGACCAGCGGCGACAGCTACGTGGTCCAGCCGCAATCCCGCTGGCAGATCGTGCTGGACCCGCCGCCGAGCACGGCGGGGTATACCGTAACGGTCTGGTATATGGCAAGGCCGGACCCGGTGTTTCACGACATGGGCATCTACCCGTTCCAGGCTGAATATCACGCGGCCCTGGTCGAGTATGCGGCCTGGAAATACAAGGAGCAGGATTCGGAATATAACTTTGGCGAGGCGCATTATGCGGCATGGGAGGATGCGGTCAAGAAGGCTGTCGGCGCGATCAACCGCGGGTTGCGCCGAAATCACACGATGCGGGTTAGTTGGAAGGGTCGAAAGTGAGCAAGGGCTCTAAAATACTGACCATACCGATGACCGGCAAGCTGGTGACCAGCGAGGACGGGACGTTTATCGGAGACGGGAACTATCAGAAGATGACCAATCTTCGATACAACCCGGCGTCCGGACGGCCTCAAGGAGTCAGAGGCATGCAGGCGGTCAACACGAGGGCGATCAGCAACCCGGACCTGAAAGCGTTGTTTCATTTTCAGAACGACGACTCGAACGAATCGCATCTGCTGGTTCAGGGCGTGAGCGGAACCGCGGGCGCGATTTATGACTGCGTATCAGCGTTGCCGGCAGGCGGTGAATTCACCTCGATTTTTACCGAAAGCGCCAGCAGTTCAACAGGGCGGTTCAGCAAGGCCCCGGCGGGTTATATGGCCTATGCCAACGGAAAGGACACCTGCCTTTTTGGCGGATCGGCGGCGACGGTTGGGGCATTTGTCAACTGTGATCCTTATTACACGGTACAAGAATTGCCTAATGGCCTATCCGCACCAGCCGGATGGGGAAGCAACGGCTCAAAATATTATGACTTCACTGACGCGGTAAGGACAGACCGAAGCGATGACGCCAATCTAGCCACGCTAATAAAAACCGGGTCCCCCTTGTGGGTTTACATGTATATTGGCACGCCAATCCCGATCAACGCTGTCAACTATACGGTTGACACGCCGGCAACCAGCGCCGGAACGACTACGGTTTATTCTTGGACCGGGAAAGCGTGGTCAGCGGTGTCTGGGCAGTCAGACGGGACAGCCGTTGGCGGTATTACGATGGCGCAAAGCGGAACGATATCGTTCACGGCGAACGAATCAACCGTCAAACAAAGGGTCCTGTTCAACAAGGCTCTATTTTGGTATCAAGCGATTATCAAGGGACCTGCCGCCGGAGCCGTCTCTAATGTAATCAAACTGAGCAAGGTTACAACGTCCGTTCCGTTCCAGCATGCGCGGGATATATGGGACGGCGCAAAGCGCCCTGTCCTATATTGGGCGCAGACGACAAGCGCGTCGACAGAATTAAACGATGAAACGCTGAATATTTATAGCGAGATTTTCGACGAGGGCGATCCTACTACTTATTCGCAAATCACCAAGGCCAGCGGAGCGACTCACACGATAGAAATGGCGTCTACAAGCCGCCTGATGGGCGTCAGCCTGTATATTGCTCCTGGATACGGTGGGACATCCCAATATTCATACATTACTCCAAGAATATGGACCGGGAATACATGGTCTACCCCAAGCGGATTATCTGACTTCACTTACACCTATAACTATGGTTCGTTAAACCGGACAGGGCTTATCACGTGGGACCCGCCAACTTTACCGGCAGAGCAAAAAAAGAAATCACCGACGCTTCCTGACCTATATACCTATCAACTGATCATCGATAATGGCCCAGCGTTGAGCGCCAGGTGTTTCTATGTCGATTGTATCCCAGCGCCAAACGATATCGGAAGCTATTCCTTCCCCGTCCACGGCGGAAACCGGCTGTGGTTGTGCGAAGGGAATACCGCAAGATGCTCACTGTCCGGATCGTTCAACGCCTTCAACGGTGATGACTCCGCTGAATTTACGTTCGGTTCGAATGAGGATTTGACTGCCGGGGCGGCGCTGTTCAATCAGCGTGGTTCTGATTACCACAACATTATTACCTTTTTCAAAAAGTCGGAAGCATGGGTTATCGTCGGAGATAACTCAAGTAATTGGGTGCAGTATCAGGTCTCAAACAACGTCGGTTGCCCGGCTCCAGGAACGCTCGTGAGCGTCAACATCCCCAATATCGGAGAGTCTGCCGGCGGGAACGTGCTGCTATGGCAAGGGGCGACCGGTATCCACCTGTTCGACGGGACAGGTATCATCAACCTTCATGACGAAATCGCCAACCTGTTCGATCAGCGGGACGCGAACGCCGTTGATTTGGATGCTGTGGACACGGCCGTGGCCTGGTTCGACCAACGCGAAGTCGAATATCATTGGTGCTACGCCTCGAAGGGAAACACCGCGCCCAACAAGGAATTTGCATTCAGTTTCCGGAAGATGGCCTGGTTCGAGGTCGACCGTGACGACAAGGTTCAGGCTGCTTGCCATGCGCAGGATACGAACGGGAACGTCTTTACTTTCGGCGCGGACTCCAGCGGGTTTGTCTACCAGTTGGAAAGCGGCGCGACATGGGACGGGTCGGCGATAACGCATACGCTGAGAACCGGCGACGTTATTCCAAATAAAAATCCGATGATGGAAACGCAAATCCGAAAGGTTCGCCATGTCTGCGTTGGCGCGAACAGCACAACCGACAACATCGCAATGACGCATTATATTGACACGGCCAGCGCCGGGACGGAATACACGCTTGATCCGGACAGGACCGGATACCGGATTGCCAAACCGACGGTAAGTTTCGGGGCGACAGACTCCGGAGTTTTTCACAGCTTCGAACTTGAGTTGGACACGTCGGCCGAGTCCTACGGATACGAGCCGATTATGCTTGGCATAGAATTTGACGAGACGCACAAGGCGCAGGGATAGGAGGGTCAACTATGGCCGTTGGAATGTCTAATACCGCAGGAATCGCCCAGGCGCTACTGAGGGCGCGGGAACAGCAAGCCGCAATTCGGGGCCACGCCCTATCGGCTGCCGAAACGCAGGGCTTGATTTCTGGCGCCGTGATGGAAGACCTGCAAAACAAGGAGCAACAGGCCCGCATCGCTGACGAACGCAACCGGTTCGCGCAGCAACTCCAGCTTCAAAAAGACCAGTTGGCGCAACAGCAGGCGCAGTATGAGTCCAGCTTGGCTCAACAGCAGACGCAGTATGAATCCAGTTTGGCCTTGCAGCAGCAAAACGCGCAACAGTCCTATTCCCTGCAACAGCAACAGATGGAGAACCAGCAGGCTCAGGGCATGGGCGAGTTCGGAAGCATGATCGGCGGCGGTCTTGGAACGCTGATTGGCGGTCCTGTCGGCGGTTTCATCGGAACGGCTCTTGGCGGAATTGCCGGCGGACTGTTCGGCGGCTCGAAATGATTACGGTCGAGCGGTTCAGTAACCAGACGGTCGATGATAATTTCGTCAAGTTGTTCGATGAGATATTCGGATTCTACGACCCGACGAACCGCCCGACAGACGTTTATCTTGCCAGTGACGACGAGCAAACCGTCGGGTTCCTGAGTGGATACATGAAGGGCGCGAAACATTTTTACTGCCAATACGCCGGACTAGTTCTGGAATACCAGGACAAGGGGTTCGGAAAAACGGAATGGGCCAAGGTGGTTGAGCAGATATTTAAAGAAGTCGATTACATGAGCGCCGCGGTGGACAATCGGAACGTCGCGGCCATCAAGATATTGTTGAACACAGGATTCACCGTCACCGGTGTTCGCCAGGATTTGACGAACGGC